CGATCACGCCTTCCCAACGTGGGTTGTTACTCACGTTGACCAGGTTAGTGCTCGTGTTGAGTTCGTACTCAACCGACGGATCGACAATTGCGATAAGGTTCGTTTGTGGTACATTGGCTTTCTTCAGACTGTACAGTGCTTTCGCAAAGTCAGACGGTGTGATCACCTCGTTCGTACCGGTTGCAACAAAGCGATGGTCCACGCCATTGATCTGGTTGGTTGCATCAGCGGTCTGTCCGCCAGAAGCCCCACCAGCACCAAGTGCCATGATGTCTGTTTCCAGACGTTCCATCAATGCGCGATGTTGCGACGGGACAAACTTCGCTTCCAGCCTTGCGGCGTAGAAGGAATCTTGTCTCGCTTTCTTCGTAATGTAGTGCCCCGAACTTACGTATTCGGTAATGGTCATCTGGAATTCACCAGTGTCCAAGGCATCGTACTGGACGGGAGCGTTCTCGACATAGTCTCGAACTGTGCTCTCACCAATAGACGGGATTGTGAACGTGTTGCCATCTGGGAAATCCGTGAGGAAATCCACATAGCCCATGCCCATCAATTCGTCCTCTAACGCTTCCTTGAGGTCTACTGACCAAACTTCCGAACGAATAAGTAGTGCACTGGCAGTGCTGTCCATGCCCATGATTTACTTCTCCTGTTCATTCATTTGTTGAATGAATCACCCAGGGCCTCCATGTCCTTGAAACGCTGCTGCTGAATGGCAGGAGTGTAGTATTTCGTGAAACCTACCTCCTTCTTCAGCGCCTTGTAATACGAGGCGTTGCGTGTCTCGGCTCCTGTGTCACCCGCACCGGTTGCGCCGGTGCTGTTGGGTGATCGGAATTCCTGTCGTGATCCGCGATTTTGGTCGATGTCGAGCAGTCGCTTGAAGGCACCAGGGGTCTGTTCGGACATGCGTTGCAGCTCTTTGATTGAGATTTTAAGCTCTGCGCTCTTCGATCTCAAATGCTCAGTGGCGTCGGTCTTATTGCCATCGAACTTACTCAAAAGTGCTGTGTTGCATACCTCACGATTGGTGCGAGCACTGCGGATGTCGTCCCTCTTATCCATTCTCGATTCAACCAGGTCAGCGATAGCTTCCTCAGTGATCACAGGCTCTTGTTGATTCTGTGGGTCGTCACTGTTACCGGCTTTGAGGTGTTCCAGGATGTCTTTCATCGTTGCGCCTTCGTCGGCTCTGTTTTCCAACAGACTGATGGCCTCGGTTTTCTCCTTGGCCTCCGCTTCCAGTCGTGCGATGTGTGCGTCCGCGTCAAGCCGTCCCTTGGCCAGCGCCTCAGCATCCCTATACCTCTTACCATCACCAACCAGCGCGGCCAGGCTGTCACCAGGTTCCTGCTGTTGGTTCTGCTTCCCGTCTTCGCCAGGCGGGTTGTCTCCTGCATCTTTAATTAGGTCAGTCATTGCAATAACTCCTTGGGTCAATTCCTACGGGTCGTTGGGAGAAGGCGGTAGATATCTTTTAGCGCCTTCTTGTATCCGTCGATGTTCGCACGGGTCAGTTCAAAGTTACGCGATGCGTAGGCCTTGTCTTCCCCGTCCTTTGCCTTCCGGTGCAGTTTCTCAAGTATCTTCCGCAACATGCTGGTGTACTGGGTCGAGTTGTATAGCATGTCCGCAGCAGCTTCCCACTCGTCAGCGGGTACCTGCATTTTCCAGAAGGACGATAAATTTCCATCCTCTACGTAATCCTCAAGGCGTTCCTCAAGGATAGTCTTATTGGGTTTACTGAATAGGTTCTTCCAGTCCATCGGTTAGTCCTCCATTGGGTAACTCTGGGTCAATCGCAGCCTCTTCAGTCAGTTGGTCTTGCGAGGCTTGCGCTACGCTCTGGGTCTCTTGCGCTTCAATCAGTCTGATGTTCTGTGTCACCAGCCCGAACTTCTTCATGCCCATCAGATCCTCGTATACCTGTGCAAGTTTGATGCCAGATACGTGGGCCTGCACCGCTGGGTCTGCGTATGCGGGTGAGGTTACGAAGGCGTTCAGGTTCTGCACGATGCGGCTCTTCTCAGCAAAGTGTCGTGCTCCAACAGGCCTGAGTCTCCCCTTGGCCTTGATGTCTTCGGGCTTGATTGAAAGAAACTCGACGACACCAAACTCGTCGTCCATTACCTCAACCAATTCGATCTCAGTCATGTTCCGTACTGCTGTCTCCAACATCTTATTGAGTACAGGTTCCAGGAACACCTTCTGAAAGTATTCGATCTTGTTCTGGAAGATCCGACTTGCTGCGTTCTGCAACCCCTCGAACTCGAACGCCGTCTTCTCACCAGGCGTCCTGATCCCCATTGATTCCCTGGGGGAGCCTGCCAGCTCTTCCATCAGTACCATGATCGAGCCAATCTGGAAGTCGGCCGTCAGTGCGGTGCTATCAGGTCGCAGCATCTCGATGCTGGACTCTTCGTCACCGTAGATTCGTTCGTTTGGTCCCCACTCCCAATCTTCGAGGTGGCCCTTCTGGAACGTGGGTGGCCAGGCAATCTGGTCAAACACGTCTGCCTTCAGGTTCTCCATTTGGTCGATGCGGTACTGCATACCAACCAGGTTGTCGAGTGGGCCCATGGCCCAAAGGTTGTCCGGGCGTAAGCGCCAGCCTACGTGCGTCTTGGACGATTCCCCCAGCAGGGACTTCATGGTTTCCTGGAGCACAACAAAGCTCCTGTCGGCTACGATGATACGCTGCTTCTCGTGGAGTATGTCCTTCTCCTGGTCGTACCAGTCGCCCTCAAAGATCAGCAACTCCACCTGTCCAGAGGTGGCGTATTGCTCGACACTGGTGAACCCCTGCACGCTGAACGCGGCGTCCTTTAGGGCGCCATCAAACCCGCCACCGGCAATGTTCCGGCGCCAGGCCAGGACATTCTCAACAGCATTGTCAATCCACCCGGCCTCGGCTTGCGTGCTCTGCATCTTACGCAAGTCACCGAGACTCACCACCATGCGGGTGACGTTTGGGCCATCGCGGAAGCGTTGGGTCCGTGGGTCCATCACTATGTCCCCCGGAGATAACCTGTTCAACTGTGGTCCCTGAAACCCAGATACGGTAACGTCGTCACCGGTCTGGTAGGTCTCAAACTTGGCGACAACGTCACCGAAGGCGTTGCCGTAGTCGATCCAGTCCAGCAAGATCCTGGAGATGGTTGTCTCAAAATCATTCTGCCGGAGTTTGTTCTTCATGTAGGCTTCGATGATACGGGCCTTCTCTATGTCCGCCCCATCCTCTGTCTCAGCCTGCCATTCAAACCAGTCGTCATTCGGGAACAACGCCGAAACGTAGTTGGCGTGCAAGTTGTCTCGGATCTGCGTCAGCTTAGGCAGCGTCGTGCTGTTCTTCCACGGGGTGCTGCTGACGGATGTCTTTCTGGTATCGGTGGCAAAGATGAAGTTGTTCAACTCCTTCTTCTCCGCTATCCAGCCATCCCTACCTGCGTCCCACATCAGCCAGATATTGGCGACTGCTGTGGCGTCCTTGTCAGTGGGTATGCCTGCCAGATTGTCAAATGTGGCAACGCGCTCAGTCATGCTACTCCCCCAAATCGTGCGTGATAAATCACTTTGTTATCCTTCTTCCTGTGTGTAGACGCGGCCTTAGCCGGCGCCTTGGCAATGGCTATGGCGTTGGAGACGGCATCCTTCAGGTCATCCCAGCGCGGGCGCTGCTTAACCAGCTCGTCTTCCAATTCCATAATCACTCCGGACTTGTAGTGCCATACCTGTCCGTTCTCATACCTTGGTTTCAACTCGGCAGACATCCGCTCTTCCTTGGCACCGTCGTACCGGCCAGGCCGGTGCTCAATGATGCGGAGCGGTATGCCTTCCTTCGCAATGTAGTTCTTCTTCAGGTCCTTGACGATGGTGGCCTGGGCTACGTTCACCTCAGCCCTCAGCGCCCGGAACTTCCACTTCTGCCACATCTCAAAGATGTGCTTGTAGTACGTCGTGATCTGGTCGGTCTTGAACCTCTTCAGATCCAGGATGTAGATGTTGAAATCATAGTCAACGCCGATCACGCATATCGCAGAGAAGTCAGCTCTGTTGGTCAGCGAAAACGCAAAGTCAATGGCTGCAAATACATTGAGTTTACGCCCTCCGATCCAGACCTCGTCCCCCTTGATTACCACACGGGCTCTGTCGTAATACTGGAACGTGCTGGACTTGATCTCTTCATTATCCGGATCATTCGGATTGTTATAATACTGCGCTCTGAACTGCGCCTTGTCTAGGTACTTGCCGCGCTTGCGGGCAAGGATGGCGATGTCAAATCCGAACCATCTCCCGTCATCGCGTTGCTGGCGGGGCCACAGGAACTCACCTGCACCATCGCCTCTATCCTCCACTTCCTTCTGCCAAACTTCGTAGATGGGCTGCTCACCTGAGATGTTGCCGTCGGAGTCAAACAACTCCTCGTTCATCTCCATCATGGAGCCATACAAGTCTGCCCCGTGATACCGAGTACCCACACTCCACTCCAGGGCATCAGCCGTTTCAACCGATGACAATAGCGAGTATTGCGAT